GAGACAGGACTCGGCTCGAGCACCGTCCAGATTCAGGAAACGGATGGCACGCAGTTCTACACGGGTGCTGTGGCCACAGCACTGAAGACCGCCACCGGCACCTTCAATCCGAGCTGGACGGAAACCGGCGCAGTCAATGGCGCTGTGTTTCTCGCAACGTTCAAAGAAGCTACGGCTAGTGGTGCCATCACTGGTGCGACTGCCATGGCGCTCAGTGGCACGGGCGCCCTCAGTGGTGCGGGCGCTCTCGCAGGTGTCGCCACAGCGACCTTCACGCCCACGGCTGTACTTCGCGGAGCAGGCGCACTTGCCGGAGCTTCAGCACTTTCGCTGTCGGCTAGCGGTGTAGTCACGGGCGCGGGGGCGCTCGCCGGGTCAACGGCACTCAGCATCACGCCTACCGCAACCCTGCAAGGTGCCGGCGCAATGGCTGGCGTCTCCGCGCTCACCTTCACACCCGTCGGCGCATTCAGCGGCAGCGCTCCACTCGTCGGCTCAGCAGCACTCACATTCGCGCCAATCGGGGTGCTGAAAGGTACCGGCGCCCTCATCGGGAACGCAGCACTTTCGTTCACGATGTCAGCAGTGTTTGGAACATTTGTTACCGGATCGGCGCAAGTAATTTTCTCTGCAACTGGTACACTGCGCGGAACCGGCGTCCTGAGCGGCACAAGTTCTCTGGCACTCAGTGCATCCGGCTCTCTGTCTGGAGTCAGCGATGGAAGTCTCGTCGGAAGTGCCGCATTCGCGTTCCACGCCTTGGGTGTCCTCAGTGGCTACCGCGCATCCCAAACCCCGCGCGCACGCACTATCGTCATCGGTCGTGAGAGACGGATTGCGATCGAAGCCAAGGCCCATCGCGTTGCTGTCGAACCCCGCTCTCGCAGGACGGTGCATTAGCCCATGAAAGTCAGATTGCTCTCACACCTGGTCGAGCAGGGCGGCATCAAGATGGCTCGCCGACACCTGCAGTCCGATGGGACGTACCGTCTCCAGACACCCTTCACGAAGGGATCTGTCATCGAGATGTCGGATGCCAGTGCGCAGAAGTACATCGACAAGGGATTGGCCGAAGCGGTCACTGGGGACGCCACATGAGCGCCACCAACGTCCTCGAGAACGGTCTTCTCAGTCTGCTGTTCGAGAACGCGAACTACGCAAACGTCGGTGATGCCACCGGCCTTCGCGGATCAACGACCGCAGGTGTGTTCTACATCAGCCTGCACACTGCAGATCCCGGCGAGACGGGTACACAGACGACCAGTGAGTCTGCGTACACGAACTACGCACGCGTCTCGGTCGCACGCTCCACGGCAGGCTGGACCGTCGCTTCAGGGGTTGCCGACAACGATGCAGCGATAACGTACCCAGCTTGTGGAGCGACCGGATCGACCGTGACCCATTTCGGGATTGGTTCAGACACCTCCGGCACCGGCAACCTGTTCCTGAGTGGCACTTCGTCGCTCATCGTTTCAAATGGCGTCACCCCAAGCTTCGCGATCGGCCAGCTCGATGTGAGTCTCGACTGATGCTGAAGCTCACGAAAGTGGAGGCGCTGCGCTCGCTAGAGCAGTCGCGACGTACGTGGCTGTCGCCGCCCTCGCTGCGTGAGCGCCTGGCGAAGCATGCTGAGACGGTATTCGACGCGGTCGTGCGCAACTTCGAGTACGTGGTGCTCGGCATCGCCATCGGCGCCGTGATTGGACTGTGGCTGTGAATCTGCTCCAAAAGCAGCGGATTGAAGTTGCCACCGAAGGCGAACTCGTCGTCCTTCGCATCGGCAATAGCGAAATGAAGATGGACTCCGCCCTTGCCCTTCAGCTTTCCACCTGGATGCGAATCCGAGGCAAGGAAGCTCAGCGCAATGCTGGAGCTGTCGCTCACTGGAGCATCGTAGGCAACCTTGCCGCCGTCGAAGCAGGTGAGCGCCCGTGGTAGACCTCTACGACGCCTGCGACTACACCCGCTGCTGCACCCAGATCGACTATCAACAGGAAGTCGGTGACATCCTCGATTACGACTTCAACTACGCCGCAAAGCTCGGCGCCGATACGATCGTCACGAGCATCTTCGGTCTCCCCGATGGATTGACCGAAGTCAGCTCGAGCCACGATACCAACAGCGCTGCGATCTTCGTCTCAGGCGGAACAGCCGGTCGCATCTATCGCATCGTGAACACCATCACGACCGCCGGTGGACGCACGTACGAACGCACGATCCGCGTGCAAATCACGGACTGCTGATGGACGCAATCATCGTCACGTTCGGCGCTCGTTATGGCTGGGAGTTTCCACCGCCAACCCGAGCTGAGATTTTGTTCGATCGTTTCGCGTTGCCAGTGTGCGTGGCTGTGTCGGCTGCGGCTCCGCTTACGGCACTCGGTTTTGCAGTTCGTTCATTGTTCTACGGTTGAATCAATGGCAGCTCCAAGGGGCAACCAGAACGCTCGCAAGGCAAAGGATTGGGAAGGCGCATTACGACGCGCGCTTTCTCAGTACGAAGACCCTGAAAACAAGATTCGTCCTGGCGAAGCGCTCAAGAGAATCGCCGAGAACGTCATCAAGCTCGCATTGGCGGGCAGCAAAGACGCGATCTCGGAGATCGCCAATCGACTCGATGGGAAAGCCACAGAACACGTGGAAGCGCACGTCAGCCATTACCTCGTTTCGGAGCTGACCGATGACGAGCTTGCAACCATCGCGACAGGAAGCAGCGAAGGAGCTTCTGAGGCGTCGAGCGGCTCGGAAGAGCCTGCTGGCATTCACTGAGTACACAACGCCCAACTGGCGCCCCGGAAAGATTCACCGTGTCATTTGTGAGCAGCTGGATCGGGTCATCGCAAAGCAGGTGGATCGCCTGATGCTTCTGTGTCCTCCCCAGCATGGCAAGAGCACGGCTGCTTCCAAGCGCATGCCGGCGTATGTGCTGGGACAGAACCCTCATGTAGATGTGATCTCAGCGAGCGCCACCGCGCAGCTGGCGGAGGAGTTTGGGCGTGAGGTTCGAAACTGCATCGGCTCCAGCGAATACCGCGCGCTCTTTCCTGAAACGAGTCTGGCAGAGGATTCGCAGGCCAAAGGGCGCTGGAACACCGACAGCGGCGGCGGGTATTACGCTGTGGGCATGGGCGGGGCACTCATGGGTCGTGGTGGGGAGCTGGGCATTATTGACGATCCGTTTGCCACGTGGGAGGACGCTCAGAGTCAGCTTTCACGTGACAAAGCCTGGGACTGGTACACAGGGACGTTCTACAACCGCATCCGCCCTGGCGGACCCATCATCGTCATTCAGCACCGCATGCACGAAGACGATCTCGTCGGACGTCTTCTGGAGCAGCAGCAATCCGGGGGGGACCGTTGGGAGGTTGTCGAACTGCCCGCCAATCTCGATGAGCCACCATGGCCAGAGCGATATGACCGCGAAGCGCTGGAGCGAATAAAGCGTATCTCTGGACCGCGTAAATGGTCCGCGCTCTACATGCAGAACCCCACGCCCGACGAGGGCACTTTCTTCAAGCGCGAATGGTTCGAACTCTACGACCCGACCAAACTCAAGGGCGGACATGCGTACACCACGGCCGATTTTGCGGTTACCGAGGGCGCGGGAGACTTCACGTCAATCGGTACGCACAAGTACCTCGCCGACACGCTGTGGCTGGCGTGTGACGGCTGGCGAGGGCAGTCGAGCGCAGACCAGTGGATCGAGCGACTCATCGACCAGTTCAGCCGCTACAAGCCCATGTGCTTCTTCGGTGAGTCAGGGCCGATCAGACGATCGATAGAGCCCTTCCTCACCCGTCGCATGAGAGAGCGTCGCACGTTCTGCCGGCTCGAATGGCTCGTGCGAGGGCATGACAAGCCCACGATGGCACGCCCGTTACAAGCCATGGCATCCGCCGGCAAGGTGAAGATCGCCGACACCGAGTTCGGTCACAACCTGCTCGCACAGCTTCTGCAGTTCCCCGCGGGCATGCGGGATGACGATGTCGACATGGCTGCCCTTATGGCGCTGGCGATCGATCAGGCCAATCCCGCAATGGTGAAGGCGATAGAGCCGCCCAAGAAGCGCGATCACTGGGACGAGGAAGAGGTAGCCAGCTCGTGGAAGACGGCATGAAACGGTTATTTCAGCCGGGCCTGATTCCTTCGTTCGTGATGGTGGCTGGATGTTGCGTTCTCGTGGTGATTGGCATCTACGAGTTACTCAATGGCTGACCACTCCGTCGAGCAGACCGGTGGCAACGACGACGCGCGCATAGTAGCGAAGCGCCGTCACGTCACCGAGTATCTCGATAACACCCGTGACGAGCGCAACGACGCAGAGCTGCATCGGGACTACTTCGACGACAAGCAGTGGTCTGCCGCTGAAGTTGCAACGCTCAACGCGCGCGGCCAGCCCGTCATCACGGACAACAAGATCAAGGACAAGGTCGAGTACATGGAGGGCGTCGAGCGCAAGACGCGCACCGACCCGAAAGCCTTTCCTCGCACCGAAGTGGAGGAGGAGAGCGCCGATGTGGCAACCGACTGCATTCGGTATGTGTTTGACTCGAATCGCTTCCCCATCACGAAGTCCGCCATCTTCCAGAACCTGTGTATCGAGGGCTTTGGCGGCTGCGAAGTCATTGTCGACAAGGAAAACCCGAAGAAAGTCCTGATCCGTAAATACCGATGGGACCGACTCTATCGCGATCCCTACAGCATGGAGCCCGATTGCTCGGATGCTCGTTACCTCGGCGTCATCACCTGGATGGACGAAGACCGGGCGATTGAAAAGTACCCCGACCGCAAAGAGGCTATCGAGCGCACGTCGAGTCAGTCAGATGCCCGGAATACGGGCGAGTCGACCGATGACAAACCGAAGTGGGCGGACACCAAGCGCAATCGCGTGTGTGTGTTCGAGGAGTACGAAAAGAAGCAGGGCAAGATCTTTCGCTCGGTGTTCTGTTGGGGTGGCTTCCTCGAGGACGAGGCCGAGTGCGCCTATGTGGACGACGAGGGCGAGCACGAGTGGCCCATCGTCGTCGCCTCGGCCTACATCGATCGCGAAGGCCATCGCTACGGTCTCGTCAAGCGCTACATCAGCTTGCAGGACGAGATCAACAAGCGTCGCTCCAAGGCGCTTCACCTGCTGAATACGGCCTTCCTGAAGATGTCAGACGGGGCAGTGGAGAATGTCGCGAAGGCGCGCGAAGAGGTCCACAAGCCCGATGGCGTGGTCGTAATCAGCGATCCTAATGCCATCTTCGAAGTCGAGCGCAACCTGGAACTCGCAGCCGCTCAATTCCAGCTCTTGCAACAGGCAGAGGCCGCGCTATCGACCACTGGTCCCAATGCAGCACTGCTCGGCCAGTCGGGCGCTATCTCCGGCCGTGCCAAACAGCTCGACCAACAGGGTGGTGCCCTTCAGATCGGCGTGCTGTTCGACGCCATCCGTGACTTCCAGCTGCGGGTGGCCAAGGCGGCATGGAACCGCATCCGCCAGTACTGGGACGACGAGATGATGATCCGAGTTACGGACTCAGAGATGGGCCTGAAGTTCGTCACGCTGAACAAGCCGCTGACTCACGGTGAGATCGCGGTCAAACAGGCGAAGAGCCAGCTACAGGGTGATCCAGAGGCGGCACAGAAGATCGCGATGCTGGCGCAGGACCCGCAAGCACAGATGCCGGCCGTGGATGCGGATGGCAATCCGGTGCGTGAGAACGACATCGCACAGCTCGACGTCGACATCATTCTCGACGAAGCCCCCGATGTCGTGACGCTACAGGCGGAGGAGTTCCAGAAACTCGCCGACCTTGCAGGCTCGGGCCAAGTGCCGATCCCGCCCGAAGCGCTCATCGAAGCGTCTGGCCTTCGGCCCGCGACCAAGAAGCGCGTCATGGAGATCCTGAAGCCCAAGGACGACCCGCAGGCGCTGATGATGGCCAAATGGCAAGAGATGATGCAGCAGCTGGAGGGCATGCTGAAGGAAGCCGAGGTGCGCGAGACCAATGCGTCTGCAGACCTGAAGGAAGCTCAGGCCCGCCACACCGAAGTTGGCTCTATCGCAAAGGTGGTTCAGACCTCGGAGCCGCCTCCTCCGCAGCTGCCGGGTAAGCTGCCGGGTAATCGATCGTCGGATCGATCTCAGCGACCAGCAGCCTGAGGTTATTGGCCAGCATATGAAGCTCAGCGATCACTTCGAACACGGAGAACTTCGAGTTCAGCACAGCCTGAACTTGAGTCGGTTTGCCTGTGGCCGGATCGCGCAGCCGGAAGAGCAGGGGATGGTGATCCCCGCCCGGTGCTGCGATGACGTAGCTGATGCCGTGCATTCTGAATTCGGGGTCAGTGGCCATTGCCATTCCTCCTCATGTCGGGAAGACGCTGAAACTCAGTCCAGCACCGTACGCCAGAGTCATCCTGAGCCATCTCAGGATCGAAGTAACTGTGCCATCGAGTGCCTGAGTGCCAACCCAGATGCCAGCCGTTCGTGTCTACGAAGACTTTCCGGCCGGCTGGGTCAGACCAAAACCACACTGTCAGGTTCTTGGGCGGTAACGCTTCTTGAACTGGATGGATGTGATTCATCGAATCGATTCTATACCTGCCGCCGAGGTCAATCGGGCGTCTGCCGTCGCCGGGCAATCACCGGGCGTATGTACCAGCAATCTGGAGACCAGCGATGAGTGTTTTCGATAAAGCTTTCTCTGATCAACCCGTGAAGGCCCCCGTGGCCACGGACGATAAACCCGAAGTCGATGAACCTGAGGTGCTTGCACCTGAGGAAACCGACGCGGACCCCGCTGAGTCGTCGTCAGCGCAGGAGCCCAAGCCAGGGGAAACGCCCAAGGCTGAAAGCCAGACACAGGAAAAGATCACCACTGTTCCGCACGCCGCCCTGCATGCCGAAAAGGAACGCCGAAAGGCGTTGGAGGCAGAGCTTGCCGCACTGAAGAGTGCACAGCCTGCCAAACCTGCTACCTCCGTGCTCGAGGACGAGGACAAAGCGTTCAGCGAACGCCTGTCCATGGCCACGCGCCCGCTGGTACAGCGTCTCTTCAACATGTCGGTCGCGGCCGCCAAGCGTGTTCCGGGTCGGGAGGACTACCAGGAGGTCTATGACTTCATGAACGAGGAGGTGCAAACACACCCCGAACTCATGGCAGACATCGACCGAGCGGAAGATCCCGGCGAGTTTATCTATCAACTGGGCAAGACCCGTAAGGAGCTTGCTGCAGTGGGTGGAGACATCACGAAACTGCGTGAACAGGCAACCGCCGAACTGCGTACCGAGATGGCCGCGAAGGATGAGCGCATCAAAGCGCTCGAAGCGGAGCTTGCGCGCACCAAGGCCAGTGAAGAGAAGCGCTCGAAGATCCCCTCATCGCTGAATACCGAGCAGTCGGGCAGTCCCAAGGATGACACCTGGACCGGACCCCGACCGCTCAAAGCCGTATTCAACAATTGAGCGGGCACATGAGCGCAAACAAAGCCTCGTGCCCGACACGAGGTTCACATGGCGATTACATACACCGCATCAGCGGCACGCGTACAGGCGTGGGACGACGATTTCTGGACTGAGTACGTTCGCGAGTCGCGCTGGAAACCCTACATGGGCACCAGCGAGAACTCGATCATTCAGGTGAAGGAGCGCGGCTCGGGCACGTGGCGCCGGGGCGATCGCTTCAGCTACAACTTCGTGGGCCAGCTCACGAATACTGGCGTCACGGGCTCGAACATGATGGAGGGCAACGAAGAGGCCCTCGATCAGAAGGCGTTCCTGCTCAGCGTCGACAAGATCCGCAACGCGGTTCTTATCCCGGAACTCGAAGAGATCAAGAACGCGATCGACCTGCGTGATGCAGCTCGCGTAACGCTCAAGACGTGGATCAGCAAGGATCTGCGCGACAAGATGACGCTGGCCGCCGGCGGCATCAATGGTGTCGCATTCGCCTCCGCCACCGAAGCCCAGCGCGACGCCTGGCTCGACTACAACAACGACCGCGCACTCTTCGGGGCAACCGTTGCGAATACGGATTCGGCGGGTGGCCTGGGTGCCGGCTACGACTTCAGCGACTCGCTCGCAACGGTCGACAACACCGCCGACAAGCTGACTCCGGCTGCGGTGTCTCTCATGAAGCGTATTGCGCAGAACGCAAACCCCATCATCTCGCCCGTTCGCACGAAGGGTGACGAAGAGTGGTACGTCCTCCTCGTCAATCGCCTGGCGATGCGTGACCTGAAGGAAAACGCGGTGATGACGCAGGCAAACCGTGACGCGCGCGAGCGTGGCAAGGATAACCCGCTCTTCACTGGCGCAGACCTCGTGTGGGACGGCGTGATCATCCGCGAATTCCCGGAGATCCCGCTCACGACCAACGGGACGATCCAGGTGGGGCCTGTCTATCTCATGGGCGCGCAGGCGCTTGCGATGGCATGGGCGCGCCGTTCGCGCACCGTCACCAAGATGTTCGACTACGAAGACAAGTGGGGTGTCGAGATCAGCGAGATTCGTGGCATGGACAAGATCCGGTTCAACTACAACGACTCGGACGAAACCCACACGAAAGACGCGGGCATGGTCACCGGCTGGTTCGCAGCGGTCGCCGACTGATCCCACATCTCATTAGGAGAGACTCGAATGGCTACTTTGTATTCCCCGCGCTACGGAACTGCCACACAGCAGCTTGCTGTACCGCAGGCCGTTGGTGGCGGCGTGCTGAACGTCAACTGGGCAACCTACAACTTCCTCGTGAACCCCACGGCGGGAGATGTCGTGCGCATGCTCAAGTTGCCGGCTCGCGCAACCGTGATTTCCGGCTTTCTCTACGGACCCGACATCGATACCGGTACGGATGCACTCGACATCGACGTGGGCTGGCTCGCCAACGGCGTCGAGGCAGCAGATCCCGATGGCTTCGGCAACATGGGCGTCCTGAACGGCGCTGCGATCACGAACGTGAAGCCAGAGACCGGCATCTGGCGCCCGCTGGGCGGTGTGCTCTTCACGACGGGCCCGCAGTTCTTCACTCAAGAGACGGACATCGTGCTGACGGTCATTGCAGCGGCGAACGCGGGCGGCACGGGCCGCCTGACGCTTCAGGTCAACTTCGTCTGCTTGTAAAGGAGCAACACATGGCACTTTCAAAGTTCAAGTACACGGGCGGCTCCGACAAGGGCGTCAATTCCGAGAAGTCGAAGCTGCTCTACGGCTACCACTTTCCCCTGGGGAAGGCAGTAGAGGTGTCCGACGACGTGGCTCACAAGCTGAGAACGAAGTCGGGTCGCGAGGGTGATGAGTTCGAGGAGGTCAAGGTGGGCGCGGAGAAGTCTGAAGCAGAAGTCCAGCAGGAAAAGCAGCTCGAGGCTGACCAGAAGCTGCTGGCGAAGAAGAGCAAGGGCGAGAAGCTGTCGACCGAGGAGATCGAAGAGCTGAAGGCCGTCAAGGCGCGCGAAGAGGCGCGTGTGGCGGCGATTCAAGAGAACGCGAAGCTCGGTCGGTAACGGGGGAGGCGGCAGGACTGCCACTGCCGCCTTTTTCTCATGACAAAAACCGACCTGTATCGACGTGTTCTGGAGGACCTGCGGGTAGTCGCCGTAGGTGAGTCTGCGCCTGCCGAGTATGTGCAGCTCGTCGCAGAACGTTACATCTCGCTCTACAACACGATGGTCGAAAAGCACATCGTCTCGTGGGGCGTCACCGAAG